CATATTGCAGAAGCAATGGTAAGAGCGTGCTGGTGTGAGGTGGAGAAAAGCTTAAATATATGGTTCGCATGAGAAAACAATGGCTTATACAGGAATAATAGCAACGGAAGCGGAATTGGACGCAATGGCTGGAGAGAATGTCGACACTACTGGTTGGACAGAAGCGAATAAAAACCTCTGGATGGCACAAGTAGAAGGAATGTTATCTGTATGGGTTCAATACGATATAGCAACAAATTTCGGATCTCTGGATGGTGTAGGGAAAAAAATACTTAACGAATACGCCGCTCGTTATTGTGGAATATGTGGGATAGCATATAACTTTCTCGGAGATGGAGGAAACACAAAAACAAGGATTGAATCAGAGGATCAAATCAATATACATCTCTTCCGGATGGAGGGGATCAAGAAAATCATAGACGAAGGTAAAATGCAAAAATTCTTAGGGGTAAGTTGATGGCGTTAAGCTTTCCCACAAAGTTCGATATAATAAACATATTCCCCAATTCAAGAGATTATTCACAGGGAGTAAGCGAAAGAACGGAAGTGCGTCCAGTTTATGACAACATCGGAGGAAGCGGAATAACTATAGTTACCGACGATGATTTATTAACAGAAACTTTCTCGGCAGACACAGGAGCTATCGATCACAATGGTCTACTAAATACACACAATCTAACAACAGACATAGATCATAATTCATTAACTAATTATGCAGCGAACAGGCATTTTTTAGAGTCGAGCATAGATCTAGATAATGTAACAGAGGGAACAACAAATAAATTCTTCACAGCGACGGAAGAAACTAAACTTGCGGGAATTGAAACAGGAGCAGAAGTTAATAATATCTCAGACGTTAATGCAACGGATTTGACAGATGGAGGAGAGACAAGCCTTCACACTCATGCGGGAACAGTAGACTGGACACAAGATCAAAGCCCTCTTGTAATAAATGCGGCAAATTATGTCGATAACGATACAACAGACCACACCTCTTTAAGTAATATCGGAACAAACACTCATGCACAAATCGATACAGCAGTTACAAATTCAGGGAACCACATAGCGGCCGCTAATCCACACAGTGGACACGTAGACACGACAGGGGATGAAACAATAGCAGGAATTAAGACATTTTCAAGTTTTCCAGTAACTCCAAGTTCAGCACCAACAACAGACTATCAAGCTGCAAATAAGAAGTATGTTGATGACAATACACCCGGGACAAAAGCACACTCAATAATCGCCGGAGGCTACAAAGGAAATAACATCTTCGGCGATAACGACACATGGTATAGCTACCCAAATGTTGGAGGGCATGACGACGTTGCGACCGTTAAAGGACTAACGTCAGAAACAGAAGGAGAAGTTGAAATGATAATGCCTATTGCCGGAACTCTTCAAAATCTTTACGCAGACCTCGAAACAAACAGCCTAAGTCATACAACAACATTAACTATAAGAAAGAATGGGTCAGACACAGCATTAACTGTAAACTGGACGACAACTCAAACAGGGACAAAATCAGATACTGGTAACACTGTAAATGTGTCCGCAGGAGATAGAATTTCTGTAAAACAAGCTACTGGAACAGGGTCAGGATCGGCCGAAGACGTAAGATGGGCTTTTGAAGTGGCATAGAAACATATTTAAACATCTTTTCACACGTTTTCACATGCCAGGCACAAGAGACTTCGATAACACGACATTAGCGGATCCTGAACAAACCTTGGAGCTAGTAGCAGATCCAAACCAAGAAGTAGATAGAGCACAAGGTCCTGGAGAGACATTTTGGGTAAATCCAGAGTGGACAACGTACAACGGATTCTATAGGCAATACCCAGAAGTTAAGGCTCAGATTGACAAACTAGGGCTGTGGACTGTTGGGAAGGGATATGATGCTGATGAAAAGACAGAGAAGAAACTGAGTAAAATTAGAGGATTTGGGAAGGATTCATTCAATTCAATCATGGAGAACATGGTTAAGATTAAGAAGATTAACGGAGATTCATTCGCTCACATAATCAAAGACAGTGCTGGGAGATTAATAAATCTAAAACCATTGAACCCAGGTAGGACGAGGATTGTTACAAATGAAATGGGCATTATAGATCGATACGAGTTGATGGATTCAAACGGGAAGGAAGCATTAATGAAATTCGCACCTGAAGAGATATTCCACCTAACGAATGATCGTACAGCAGATGAGGTCCACGGTGTAAGTATATTTGAAGCACTTAAGAGTGTACTGAAAAACATCCAACAATTAGATAACGACATGATGATTGTATTTCACAGATTCGTAGTTCCTATCATCCTATGGAAGTTAGATACTGATGATCCAGACGAAATAGCCAAGTTCAAGACTAAGGCGGACAAGGCAAGTAAGGACGGTAGAAACATGTATGTTCCTAAGGATGCAACAGATGCTGAGATATTAAACGTAGCTCAGTTTGCAAGCTTAAATCCATTGGATTGGCGAAGGGAGTGGGTTGACCAGGCGGTAAAGTCTACAGGAATCCCAGAGATTATATTGGGCTCAGGACAGGATGTAACAGAGGCAAGTGCTAAGATTGTGTACCTAGCATTCCAACAGACTATTGAGAAAGAGCAGAGGTTTGTTGAAGAGCAGTGTAAACTACAATTAGGAATTGAATTAGTATACGAGTTCCCAGCGAGGATAGAAGAGAACTTGGGAGAAGATGAAGGCAAGGACGGAGGAATCAACCAGACTAAGAAGAGTGAGGTTGCAATCACCACAATAGATAAAGGAAATAAACCTAAGGCAGTGAGTCCTAAATGACGAAGGAAAAACACAAACCAATAATAGAGACAATCATAAACACAACAGCTCTGGCTTTAACTTCAGCTGGGGTAATGCAGGCTACAGGTGAGGGATTTACGTGGGATCTTTTGATTAAAGGTTTTGTTTTAGTGATGTTTGGTGCAGGATTGGAATTCTTTAAGTACTGGGGAAGAAGAGAAAAATACTGGTAGCCGGTAAGTTTATAAAGGTAGTAACTAACTATATTCTATGGTAGAAGAAACAGAAAACAAACCTGCTGAGAACGAAGGCACAGAAGAACCTACGGAAACTCCTTCGGCTCAGGAGGAGCCTAGTGATTCTCCATTGATTGCGGCAGCGAGGAAAGAGAACGACCGGAAGGAAGAACTCTTGAAGAAGGAAGAGGGTCTCATTGCAAGGAGAGAAAAGCTCCAAGCAAATGCTATTCTAGGGGGAGGCTCTCAAGCTGGACAGTCAGTTGAGAACAAAGAAGAAACAAACAAGGAATACGTTGAAAGGATACAAAGAACCGGAAAAGTCTGAACCGAGAAACCCTAATCACAGGAATTGCACGGATTAGGATTTCCGCACCATTTAGTAATATCGTATGACAGCAGGAGTTATTGGGTTAAACGAAAGATTTATATACTAGGATGAAGTAGATTATCCATGGCTTTAGAAACAACCTTGGTTTACAAGACCGGACAAGCGATTCCATTCACTGTAGCAAACGGAACAGGAATAGAGAAAGGTGCAGTACTTAAACTTACAGATCCTATGACAGCAGCAACCACGACTGGTGATACTGATGCATGTGCAGGTATTGCAGCTTCTGAGAAGATTGCAAGTGATGGTAAAGTAAAGTTGGGTGTTTTTAGGGAAGGAATATTTAGAGGATTTGCTGGAGCGGCTGGTGTTACAGCTGGACAAGGTATAATCACTGATACAAGTACTGGAGCGGCAAACGAATTAGTTAATGCTGATGTTAACTCAGAGAACATTGTGGGTGTTGCACTAGAAACAGCTACAGATGGTCAGAGCTTCTTATTTGAATTAAAACCATTCGGGATTAACCTAGCATAATGGCAGACGTAAGCGGACAAGCTGACTTAAGAGGAATTGATGTAGACAAGGCAGCAAAAGGTTTTGCAGATGAAGCAAGCGTTTTGAAAGGAATGTGTTTAAACTCTCCTACAAGTGCTAGAGAGATAAGATGGTACCAAAAGACTTCTGGCTTCTTAGCAGGAACAACTACTACTGGAATAACAAGTGATCTTGGTTCAAACACAGATCAATTAGCTTTACCTACAGTTATTGAGCAATCATGGACAAGGCAAACTTCTTATGTAAGGAAGTACTTCTTTGAATCTCCACCTTTGAGTATTGAAGATATTGCAGATACAGACGTTTCAATTCTATTGACAAACATTAGAGATATTGTTAGAGCGGTAGGAAACCTAGTGGATACAAGGATTTACAATGTGATCACTGAGAGTTTATCACCATCTACAATTAATACTACTGCAGCGACAGGAAACGGATGGGATGACACATCTAACGGTAATCCAATATTAGATATTATGACTGGAAACCAGAAGATAAGAAGTTACGGATATAATCCAAACGGAGCGATTCTTTACATCAATTCAATAGAACACAAGAACTTAATGAATTACTTAATAACAGTTAAGGGTTCAAGCATTCCTGCTTTTTCAAGTGATTTGATTACAAAGCACGCAGTTATGGAGTTACTAGGAAACAATGTTGTAGTGTCTGAGAATGCTACTACAGATTACGCACTACAGTTCTTGAATCAAACATCCTGCTCATGGAAGAGTTTCATAGGAATGAAAGCGGTTACAATCAAAGATCCAGGTATTGGAACAACAATAAGAGCGTGGGAAGAAGGTGAGGCATTACTTACAGATCCTAAATCGGTACATCTTATTACAGATACGGTGACTTAAGATGACATTTGAAAATGGCTTCAAAAGATACCAGTATTATATTTCTAACGGACTTCAATCAGAGGCTGAAGCAGTTCTTGCACGTTACCCAGAGATTGGAGAGAAAGCTGAAGAAGCACAAGAGGAAGAGGCACCGGCAAAGACAAAAAAGAAAAAAAAGAAGTAGTCATTAAATATTTAAACTTCATATTCTCTAAGTTACTATGGTAAACGTAGGTACAGGTACATCAGGTACAAGGTTTGTGAAGAGGAATTGGCCTAATCAGTCAGGGTTAGAAGCTGGTACTAAGAAGCAGGAAGGAAGGCAATCTCATCTAATTGTCCAAGAGGATGATCTAACGGACATAAATACAAGGGTCGGACTATAATGGGAGGTAAGGGTTCTGGGCGTAAGAAGGGTGTCAACGCAATGATTAAGGAGTTGAGAAATCAAGAGTTCACACCAATCGCAAATGTAGGAAAAGAAGGATTATACTTACCAAATAGAGGAGGGGATCATAGTGCAGGTGATGTTATTAAAACCCCAGTTAATGATAACGATATTCCTAATAAAAAATATGTTGATGATAACGCTGGACAAGATCCAGGCGGAGCAAATACACAAGTACAATTTAATGATAGTGGAAGTTTTGGCGGAAATTCTAAATTTACTTTCAATAAATCAAGCGGTGAAGTGAAGATCAATGATGGGACTAGGAATGTTGATATTGCAGATGGAACTTATGGAATTGAAGTTACGGATGGAAGTAATACTGTTAGGATTGCAGATGCTACAAACAACACAGGAATTGAAGTTTCAGGTGGGGCTTGGACTGTAAAAGTAGCTGACCAAGATGAACAAATTGGAATGTCTATTACAGATGGTACTAGAACTGCCAAACTATCAGACAGTATGTCAGTAGATGCAATAAATTGCACAGATGGAACGAGAACAGTGAGCATGTGTAATGGGACAGAAGCAATTAAAACTGGTGGATCAATCAATGTAAACAATGCTTTCACCCTACCAACTGTGGACGGAACAGCAAACCAAGTAATAAAAACAAATGGTTCAGGTGTATTATCATGGACAACACCATCTGCCGGAGTTACTGACCACGGAGCCTTAACAGGACTCAGCGACGACGACCACACCCAATATAGTTTAGTTGATGGAAGCAGAAACTACACAGGAAACGTAAATATTTCTAAAGCTGACCCAGAAATAAGACTTACAGATTCAGGTAATTCAGAGTATACAAGACTAACTCTAACAGATGCATCTAATAAAGCAACAAGATATAATAGGGTGTCAGTTCCCGGTTCTGCAGGTAATGCGATAGATTTGGATGGAAGCACCGATTATATGACAGTGGGGGATATTGATGCAAATGTTTCTGGTGCATTTACATTCAACGCATGGGTAAAATTAGATGTATTACAATTAGGAAGGATAATTCATGGGTCAGACGCAAATCATGGAATTTCTATATTTTATAATGCAAGTAATTTAAATTATAGAATGGGGACAGGAGCAACTTATACAAACCATGCAGTTAGTTTCACAGATACAACCTCATGGCACATGGTGACTATAACATGGAATGGCTCAACCGTAGAATATTTTTTAGATGGAATAAGCAAAGGCACAGATAGCTCCGCAACTTATGGAGATACTGCTTCTTATGCATTTGGAAGAAGGCACTCAAATGCCGACCAATTTTGGAACGGAAAAATAGACGATATGGCATGGTGGAATAGCCAACTATCAAATAATGATATTTCAGACCTATATAATTCTGGGAATGGTTTATATATAGATGGAAGCTCAAATTTTCCAACAGATGGGGGTTCTATGGGTACTAATTTAGAGGGAAATTGGCACATAGACGAAGGAACAGGAACAACATCAACAGCAGATAGTTCAGGAAATGGACACACAATAACACTACAACATATAGAAGAAGGAGACTGGGTTGCGGGTCATATTAATGTCCCAGGTTCAGAACAAGAAGCAGTAATCTGGTCAGCAGAAGATGGAACATCAGCTGGAGCATACGGAAAAGTGACAATAGGAAACAACACAGCAGATATGATCATAAATGCTGGAGAAATCAACCTAAAAATAGGGGGGAACACTAAATGGACTATAGATAATTCAGGAGCATTAAAACCACCAACCATAGCAGACGCAGACGCACCTAACAACTCAATATATTATAGCTCAACAGCTTCAAAATTAGTTTATAAAGATTCTGGAGGTTCGGTTAATAACCTATATTGAACAACTGGCTGAGTAAAGTATAACTAAATAATAGGAGAAAGCAATGGAATTTAAAAAAATTAACAACACAACAATAGAAGTAAAAGAAATAATAACAAAAACATACAAGCTAGAAGAACTTGAAAAACAAGCAGAATATCATTCAAAAGAACTAAACAGATTAAACGACCTAATTAAAAAAATAGGCGGATAAAACTGATATACCGAAAGGTTTAAATACTAAGTTACTTACTTATTAGCATGATAAAAAATAAAGAGTTAGGGTTGAAGATCGCCGAGAGTGAGGAAGAAAAGGTGTGGGAGAATGTGAGGAAGGAAGCGGAAATGTTGATCAAAGGCTCAAAGCAGAATGTAATGGTTCAAACTGCAATAATGGAAATGGCTGAGAAAAAGCTGGAGCAATGGCCGGAGAAGGACGCAGATAAGAAGGCTCCAGTGGGGGTGAACTGATGTTAAGGATTAATGAGGTGTTTACAGACGAGGAGGCAAAGGCACTGAAGAAAGTTAAGAATGGTTTCACATGGCGAGAGTTTATGCTTAAAAAGGTGAAAGGAGGTGTAGGAAATGGGAAATCAAGTAATAATACCAAAAGTCGTAACAGATAAGACTACAAAAGCGGATGTTCCTTTCTGGGTTATCGAGGCTGAGGATGATAATTATACAGTATGGGACGCTGGGATTAAGGATACTCTCCTAGCTAATTTGAACAAAGGTATAGCAGTTGAGATTAAAGTTTCTGGTGATTATAAGAACATTAGAGCTATTGCAGTTCAGGATGGTCTTGAGGTTGCACAGGAAGCGAAGGGGTCTAAACCTGGTCCAAGCAGAGATGATATGAAGCAGAAGAGTATAGTTGCTCAGTGTTTGACTAAGTTAATCGTCGGTGAAGGTGGTGCTGACGTAAAGAAGGTTGTTGATACTTATCACGAAGTCCTTGGGATGATATGAATGGGAAAGCGGAAAAAATCCGAAAAGGCATTTGTGAATTATCGCAGAGATTATTGTCGAAATGTACGAGGAAAAGTGAGGGTTACAGACGATACGATATTAGATACCCTGTCTTCTGAACTTCGTAAATCGAGGTTTAAGGAGGAGGATCGTATATTGAGTGAGCTGGCCTCACTTAATCGGTAAACCGAATAACTTTATTATTGTCTTATTGACATCATGCACACGATTTGGTGGACAAAGGTAGCCAAAGGGAATACTAGTTAGCAGGTTCGAATCCTGCCGTGTGCTTCGGTCTGAGTATACACCGATAGTGCTCTGACACCTGGAAAGACAGGCGGTGGGTCAAGCATAAAGATGTAACGTCCATCAATGGCGATGGGCGACCACTGTTAATAATTAATAATAATTAACAATAGTTAATAATAGTTAATAATAGTTAATAATATAATCTTTTTATTTTTGTTTTTATGCCTTTAGCTAAGCCCGCTTTGGCGCTGGCTTCAGGCAAGTACTTAAGGCTAGGCTTCAGGAAAAAGCCAAACCATAACTACTGGCTTCGCCACTTCGCACCCTGCTTATAGATGCTCGCTTTCACTAGAAGATCGGAGTGAAAGCTCTAATAACTAAATTAATATGGAGGTATTAAGATGGTAAATGAAAAGATAAACGCTTTGTTTATGAATAGTGTAGGTTACACGATTGAAGGGGATTTTACAATGGATGAAATTAAGAGTTTCATTGAGAATAAGAATGACTTTGATTGTGTGTTCTATACAGAGGGTAAATTAACAAGATACCCTAAAAGCGAGAATAAAGAAGTGTTACAGCTTCAACGTGATATGTTTGGTTCAGAGGAGAATCAAGGTCATGGAAAGCAACACTGTATAAGTGATTTAATGTGTAATGCAGGAATGTAAGTAAGGACTAGTCGCCCTAAGCGTCTCTCTTTTTTTGCTTCTGAGGCTCTCATGCCAAACGTAAAGCTTATTAAGCTGGTTTACTTCAATTTGTTACACAAATTGTCCTCACATTAGCTGTGAGGCTTAGTTTGGCATACTCTAATTTGGGCTCTAGAGCCTCTCTAAGGCCAGAATCTAGTTCTTCGCTCTCGCTCAGATTGATTTAGCCCCCTTTATGCCAGCTAGCTGGAGGGGGCAGCAAAGCCTTAACTATCCTCGCTTTCGCTCGGCTCAGTAAGGCTTTGGGCTTGCCAGCCAGCCTAACAGCCAGTTAGTGTGCCTGTAGGCACATCATTTTGCTAGCTAAATGCCCGCTTTAGCTAGCTGTACACTTGCCCAGCTCGTCGAGGTTCCGCTCGACAGGAGGGGCAAGCAAATTCGGCTCGCATATTAAAAGCTCGCCCCTAATTACCCCAACCCAGACACTAACTCCCCCCCCCCCCCTCGTTCGCCTAAGGCTCACTCCCCCGCCGCTCGCTTCGCTCGCGGCTAGCCAAAGCCCCCATATATCCCCTATTTGCTGGTCATTAGGAGTATACTTAGGAATATATGTGTGAAATAGATGATATTTTAAGTTTTTTTATTTTAAGTTTTTTGGAAATATTTTGAAAACAATACAAAAATATGTTTAAATATTTTAAAGAAAAAGAAAAAAAGAAAAAGAATTTGTTAAAAAACATGAAAAAATGTGTAAAATTTCCAAAATTTATAAATATATATATATGTTTTTCTTACGATTTTGAATTGTATATAATATATATATTTAGTGACCCTCAGACAATTCCTACCATTCTGTCACTACCCCTCAGGAGTGAGTATTACTGCCCAGTACAAACGAGTGTTTAAATAAAAGACATACCATAAAATAGTGGCTTCGTGAATACGAAGAGGAAGTGTCACTACAATGAGTATACGAAAAAGACCCATAACAGAATAGACTTCCCAGGCGGTAATAATGATTCTCCGTCGAGGGAATTGTAATAATTTGTCGTTAGAATATCCCTTGATATATACATACGTACCCATACCAAATCAGATGTGCGTTTATTTCATAAACAGCTTGTTTTGACTTAAGGTGCATTCTAAGGAAGCAAGGCTTAGCCAGAAGTATAATGCATAAGGTAGCTTTAGCTAGCTAGAAGGAAGAGAGGCAGGGAAAATTTAACCAATACGTATATATAATACAAACATTTATATATAAGTAGTTCTAAGTATTATTATGAAATCAGTTACAACAACTACTATAGATACGGAAATAAAGAAGGCAGCGAATAAGGCAGGGATATTGTTTTCCAAGGCATTAGAGTTTGGGATTCTGTTCAAACTCGCAGAGAGAGGATATGGAGAATACCCTAGGAATGCATTATCAAGTAAAATAGAGCGGATGGCCGAGCATCTGAACCAGAATGAGTGATGGCCCGAAAATACTCACGGACAAAGAAAAGGTCGAAGTCTTCGAAAAAAGATTCGTCCAGCTCTTCGAGTTATTTAAAGACTTTGAGCGAGAACTCAACCGCTTCAGAAAAGGGGGAGCATTTGTGGAATGCGGAGGATGCAGTAGAGTACGTTTCCAAGAAACTGGGGATTGAATTAGATCAATGGCAGAAAGATTATATTAATGCGGAGGGTGATACGGCAGTTAGGGCAGGTCGACAATCCGGTAAAAGCTTCGCACAGAGCATTAGAACGGCTATTTTCTGTATGAAATATAAGAAAGAGAAGGGTATGGCCGAACCAACAGTCTTAATCACTGGAGGTGTAGAGAGACAGGCCTATGAACTATATATGAAGGTCCAGAGAATAATATTAGCGATCGCACCTAAGATGGAACGTGGGAGAACGACAATGCAGCGTATGACATTATCAAATGGATTAAGGATCCTTGCATTACCTTGTGGGAGAGACGGAGCAGGGTTGAGAAACTATGCAGTTATAAGATTAGTTGTGGATGAGGCACATTATGTCCATGATGATGTCTATACAGCAGTTGAACCGATGCTTGCGACAACAGGAGGATTTATGGATTTGTTATCGACTCCTAGAGGTAACAAAGGACGGTTTTATGAAGCATTCCAGGAAGGATCCGGATTTACAACATTTCACACAACATCAGAGGAATGCCCAAGGATCCCTGAGGACTTCCTAGAAAAGAAGAGAAAATCAATGACAAAATTACAATATGCTCAGGAGTACTTAGCTGAGTTTTTAGATTCACTACAGCAATTCTTCCCCCGTTCTATGATCGATGCGTGTATTAGGCCAGAGGTTACTCCTTTCTCCTCTGGTAGATTCTTCCTAGGTGTGGATGTTGCTCGATATGGTGGGGATGAAAATGCCTTTGTTGTGGTGAGTTATATTAGAAACAAAATCCGAGTGGTCCACATTGAAACGACGGAGAGAGTGGCAGCGACGGACACCATTGATAGGATCATAGATCTAAACACAAAATATAATTTCAAGAAGATATACATAGATGATGGAGGAGTTGGAGGACCGGTCCTGGATGTATTACTAAAAAACAAAGCAGTAAAGAGGAAGATGAAGGGATTGAACAACGCAAGTCGATCTGTCTTGGCGGATCCGAAAAAGAAAAAAGGAAAGAAAATAATGAAGGAAGATCTATATGGAAATACTCGAAGAATGATGGAGAGAGCGCAGATCATACTCCCCGATAACATCAAAATGATGGAGAGTTTATTATCAATACAATTCGAATATACAGATAACAACAACCTCAGAATCTTCGGAAGATATTCACATATTGCAGAAGCAATGGTAAGAGCGTGCTGGTGTGAGGTGGAGAAAAGCTTAAATATATGGTTCGCATGAGAAAACAATGGCTTATACAGGAATAAT